TGAGTCTAGCAATCCACTATGAACATAACAGATAGAATCTTTAGCAATCTTAATGCCTTGACCCAGAGAACCAGTACCGCCTGTGACTCCCATCACAGTTCCCATAGGATTGTAGATGTAATATTCTTCGTAAGCAGGGATAACCAGCTTGGAATTTTGACCAACAACTGGTGTGCGCTTCATTGGCTGACGCACCTTACGAATACGTCTTGGATCAATGTAACGAAGTTCTTGAATGCCTTTGCGTGGCGCTTTAGTATCAATCATAATATGATAGAACAAACGACCATCAATATACCAACGACGGAATAGGTCGTATGACATGTTAGAGAAATCAAGCATATTAAGGATGTTGTCGAACTCTTCCCGAATCCGCTTCTTAACAGATTCAGGTTGTTTTAGATCATCAAGATTTATGGAGATCGGATCGGCATCATCATCTGTAACGATAGCTTCATTTACGATGTCATCAACGGCAGCTTCCACTTCTGGAAACATTGCCATTTCGCGATAACGTGTAACGAGCTGCGCTTCATTCTTAGCAGTCCCCTCCATATCCACATATGTGCCATATGCTCCACCAGGAGCAATTTCCATAGCACCATCTAGATTAGGAGGAGGCGCAAACGAAGGAACCTGCTGAGCAAGTTTTTCTTCATCTTCGTTTGCCCGCCCAATACGGAAGCCAAATAATTCGATTGCCATCTATTGTCCTTCAAATATATTAATAATAACGAAGATAGGCAATCAACTTAGCTGGTGATTACCTTATTGTTGACATCAGAGTCAACAGTCCAGTAGTCGTAAGCGAATTCTACGGTGAATTCTTCAATAGCGTCTGTAGTTTCCCAGTTCAGATCAATGCTTGAGATATTAATTGGAAAAATATTCTTGAAAGTATATGATCTTGTTGGGATAGCTGCATCACCATTAGCAACAGCTGAATCAAATACGCCAGTCTTGGCATAGTGGTGAACTGTCGCAGTGGTACGATATGAAGTAAGACCAACTTCATCAATAACTGAACCCTCACGGACGTTATTATTATGTGAGTTGATATATGAACTCCACTTTTCGAAAGCGTTACGAACTAGAAAATCTTCATCGTTTAGAATGGTAACAGTCCAGTTTTCAAAAGTTCTGTTACCTGCCATCTTTATTCGACGTCCGAAATAAGGTACTTCAATCTGACCAATCGTTGAAGAAGGAACCTGCGCAGCACGGCAAACAAACCGAAACTGCGACTGAGCACCTGCCTCATTGATTCCTTGCGGAAGTGTCATGAACACTTCAAAGAGTGAAGCACGAGCGCCACCAAGGGGAAGTCCAGAAGCGGCGAAGGTTGACACATTAAAGGGCATTTATTTTTTCTCCCTGTTTACTTTTAAGTATTTATTCGCCTTTATTAGAACTTTCCTACGATTTCAGTAAAATCTACGCCAGTGCGAACAGCGACGAAGTTCAACTGAATGAAGTTAATTGACCGAGCAGGTTTGATGTAAATATCACCAACAAACTCGTTACGATCGATAACTTCTGCTGTATTATTTGTTTCGTCACAGACTACACGGAAGTCTGTGATACCACGGCGACCCTGAACATCACGAAGGAATGGCTCTACCAGTGCCTTGAACTGAGCGCGAGTAAACGCATCGTTAAACTCAAACAGAGTAAACTTAGCAGCAGTAGCGATTGCCTTCTCTAGAACAATAAACAGGCGACGAACGTTGATACGATCAAACGCTGATGGTTTATTCAGTAGAGTCTTATCACCGAACAGTACAGTACCTTGTCCAGGGAAAGTTACAACTGGGTTAATACCTGCCTTATAAAGAGCATCGCGATATGTCTTTCCTGGATTATAGGATAGACGAATTGCGTTCTTTATCTGACCACGGTTATAACCAGCTGGCGACCACCAAGGATCACGCTCATTGTCGGTGCGAACCATCGTACCAGCAGTATCGCCGTTTAGAGGAACATAGCGGTAGATATCATTGTACTTATCGTACTGATATTTCCAACCAGAATCCATCACGGCATATGAAGATGATGGTAGAGTATTGCGGAAGGTAATGACGTCATCGGTTTCTGCACCAGGATAACCAGAGTTATTTACAACACTAGCACGAGTTGGTGAAAGAACAGCAATTGCGTCTTTACGAGCTTCTACAATGTTATTGATGATATGAATCGCGCGAGTTGATGAAGCAGCACCACCAAGAACTAATGAAACGTCAACATCTTCTGATGATCTAAACAGATTATAACCATTGATATAGTCTGTTTCGCGAGGAGAAGAACCGTCACGACCATTTACGAACGAAGCATTTACTGGCTTAGACTGTACGCCTGTGCCAAAATTAGTTGCTGAACCAAGCGTATTAGTTGAAATACCACTTACAGCAGCTGTCCACCAAACCCAACGTGAATTATCATTCATATATCTCTTGTAGTAGATATTTGAACCATTCTCGCTACGACCATCCGATGCCTTAGAAAGACTCTCATGAACTTCAAGTACAGAATTTGCAATACCAGAAATCAAACCGTCTTCGTCGGCGACGACAATGTGCATTTCATCGTTTGAACTACCTGAAACAGCGGCACCATCTGAAGTGCCAGGGGCACGAGAAACATAGTTCCAGAATTCCCACTTACGAGTTGGAGTATTCTGCTGTGAAGACTGAGGAACAGTATTGCCGATGTAGGTTGACTGCAGAGTCAGTGAAGTTGTATTACCAATAGAAGCAACTTTACGCTCTACCTTTTCTGGACCAAGAACCAGAACGTCACCGACAGTAAGTTCTGAAGTGAAATTGGTACCAACGCCGCTTACTGTAGTGCTATTGTTTGAGAAATACACGTTACCAGTAAGAGTACTCTGATAAGCATTAGCAGTTGGGCAAACTGAAATACGAAGTGAATTGCCTAGTTCGCCTGGATACTTTGCAATCCAAGAACCAACAGCAGAAATACCTGAAGAATAATTTTCTTGATAATCGTCTTCGTTCTTAACGATTGTATTCTTAGTATTCGCACTGTTTGTAGTAGCATTACGAGCGATAACAGTATCGGTTGATAGCGTATCTGTATTTGAACTACGAATAACGCGAGTCACATACAGTGCATTGCCATATGCTAGGAAGTTTGCTGCGGTAAAGAAATCAGAAGCAGTATTTGTATTAGGCTTCTGGAATGTATTTACGAGCGTATCTTCGGAATCCACAAGAACGCGAATCCCAGCCGGACCCCAATTGAAATGTCCAGCGAAAGCGCCAGTAGTCGTGCTTACAGCGGGGATGATCGTAGTGAGATCAATCTCCGTTACATTGACGCCTGGAGAGATTTGAAAAGCCATAGTTTTCTCCTTTATAGACGAAGTTATTCTTCGACGAATTCTTTTGGATTCTCATTTATTTATAAAAACAGCGAATTTATCTTAAAATCCATCTTTCATTAGATCCGCCGAAGTCTAATGAACCATCGACAGAATCAATATCCATACCATCGTCTATAAATCCTGCAGGTAATAGGTCGTCATGGACTCCCTGCATATTTTCTTCGGCGATATTGCGCCGAACGTCAGAGTTCGATAAATCCTTAAAATATGGTTGTGTTACCAACCAACCAAACAAAACTAAAGTCATCGCCAAATCGTCATGGCAACCTTCTTCGGCTTTGTATGTATCCTTCACCGCAACGAAAGTTGCTAGTTCTTCAATAATATCAAAATCGCTGATTAGTAGTTTATTACTCTCAACGATCGTCTTTAGGTTCGAGCAACCGATTTTCTTAGTCGCTTTGGTTGTTCGAACGCCTTGAGCCACTCGACCACTGAAGCCGCCGCTGACTCTTAGCGTTTTTTGTTTTGTTACAGTGTAAATGACGTTTTCATATTCTAGATCGGTAAACAGCATATGTAGAACTTGCTGACCGATATTATTAGACTCACCCAAAACATATGCTCTATTATACCAAACAGCATAACGATATACCACGTCCGGAAACATAAGAGGCGAAACATGCTTATCTCGATATTTACCAACCACTCTATACGGTAGTTCCGAAACATCAATCACCGAAAATGCCGAATAGTCACCGCCAACGCCTTCTGAAACGTCAAACGTAATAACATAAGACCGACCAGGGCGAGGAGGTTCATAATAATCTAAACCATATTTATCATTTGTAGGTTTTACCCAAGCAAGTTCTCGTAGTTTAATAGGATGAATCAAAGTTGATGCCGAACCTAGAAACTCACACTCAAACTCCTGTCGAAACTGATCCTCGCTGGTGTTTCGTATAGTTTGTAGTTTCCATTCTTCGTTTCTTCCAGGAACGTCTGACCAGTGAATCTCGATAGGAACGTAGTCGCTGTTGCCTTCCGTAGCATCGGTCCACATCTTGAAGAAATGGTTCATTCCATTTGGCGTCGATACTATAATGATCTTGGTTGTCGAACCAGATGAAATGGTAGGATAGACTGAGGAGAAGAACTCGTCGGCAAGATTTCGAGGCACGAACGCAAACTCGTCTAGGAAGATAAGGTTGAATGATCCACCACGGATTGCGCTCGACGAGGTAGCAGCAGCAATAACCTTAGAACCATTTTCCAGTTCAATGTTACCTTTATTCCAAGTAAGAACGCCCTGCTGCAACCACATAGGCAAATGTTCATATGCCAGCTGAATCTTTGCCAACAGATCACGAGCCAATGCGCCTTTATTGGCAAGGATTGCTACATTCTGCTGATCGTTGAATAGTATCAACCAAAGAATATATGTGACTGATGTGGTGGACTTACCGACCTGACGAGGCAATTTGCAGATAGCAAAGCGATTGTTTTTGAACGTATGCAGCATCTTCGCTTGAAAATCCCACATATCAAAATTCATCAAACCTCTATCAACGTTGACGATCTTCACATAGTTTCGAGCAAAGTATTCGATATCCTGCGCACACTTGATATATTCCTGCAGTTCCTCTTTGGTGTATTGATGTACTACACCAGCATTTTTCAAACGAGGATTGCCAAGATAAGTCTTTACAGTCATTTTCTACCATTTATCAATGCTTGAAGTTCAGCCGCATTACCAACGAATAGAGCATTCGTGACATTTTGTGCCTCTTTTGGCTCGTCGCTTTTCTTGATGTCTTTCAATTTCTTCTGAATATCAAGCAGATCTTTATTGGCATCGACCATAGTTTTGATTAGCTGACCAACAACTTCAAATGCACGAGGATGCTCGGAAGTCTTAGCAACTAGTAATGCTTCCTCAAGCGCATTATTACCCTTGTCGATTATGTTATGAAGATTCTTACGAGCAGTGTCGAAGTCTGAATCGAGATCTTCTTTGACTTTAACTGCTGGCAATACTTCTACCATAGGCGGTGAAGCCGGAAGCCCCAACACATCCTCAACGCTTTGTTCGAAGTTTGTCTTATTCGATTGGCTCATCGTTGCCTGTCCTTGGGTTATATTTCAATCCATTAGTATAAAAGAAAGTGTCAACTGCAAATCCATAATCATCATCGGCATCGATAGTTAAGTATGGTACGGAAGCAGAACTATTAGTTGTTGGCGAACCATTAGCAAGCAATCCAGGAGTAACAACTATTCTTGAACTGCGACCAGTCTGTGAAGCATCGGCAAGAGTAATACGATTGCCTGTGTTTGCCGCAACAATACCAAGATCGATCTGCGACCGCTTGATAATACCACCGCGCCGAACAGGACCGTATATATATCCCTTCATAGTAAAATCTAGTGTGTATATCAATGCGCGGCGAGTTTCGAAATCGCCTTCGTAAGTATCTTCTGTAGAAACGCTGTTCAACACACATGGGACGTCCATAACAATATCCATGCTTGGTATTAGCTTTATATTATTAACCCACTCTGGACCAAAGTAAGGTAGAATTTGCTCAAGAATTTGTGCGCCATCGTCGCCATTTTGAACAAAAATTGATAGAGTAAAGTTGAAGTTCCATGGAACAGGAACATACTGATAGTTTAGTTTATTCTTATCATCAACGACATGTACATTCTTTATGGTTGCTGGTAAACGGCGAGTCGAATCGTATGTCACGCTGGTCATCTCAAAACCCATACGAGGTAATGAAATAGCAACTGCTCTATCCAGATCAGGATCTTGTGAAATACGAACAAGAAACTTTTCTTTTGGACCGTATGCAATAGGAACAGATAGAGTCTGAACTACCTGCCCTGCGTTGTTGATTCGCTGCACGACCATATCATTGAACATGTTGCCG